AATGCTCGCTGTGGACGCTACACGGCTTCCCAGAGGCGCTAAACCTGAAGTGCGTCCCGGCAAGATGATTCTAACTAATGGAGATCCTCGTGAAGTACTCCAGCCGTTTAACTTTGGACAAGTTGGGCAAATCACTTTTGCACAAGCCCAAGCCCTACAAAATATGGTTCAGCAGGCTACAGGAGCGGTTGATTCAGCAGGAATTTCTGGCAGTGTTAATCGTGAAGCTACTGCCGCTGGTATTTCTATGTCTCTTGGGGCTATTATTAAACGGCACAAGCGCACTCTAATTAACTTCCAGCAGTCCTTTCTCCTGCCCTTTGTAACCAAGGCTGCACACAGGTATATGCAGTTTGACCCTGAAAACTATCCCGTAGCAGACTATAAATTTATGGCTACAAGCACTTTAGGCATTATTGCGCGTGAGTACGAGGTAACTCAGTTAGTACAGCTTCTGCAAACAATGAAGCAAGATAGTCCTCTGTACCCTGTGTTAATCCAGAGTATTATTGACAACATGAACCTGTCTAACCGTGAAGAGCTTATTGCAGCAATGGCTCAAGCTGGTCAGCCTAACCCCCAAGCGCAACAGATGGCTATGCAAGCACAACAGGCTCAGCTTGCGTTCCAGCAAAGTCAAACAGCAGCCCTTTCAGGACAAGCAGCAGAATCGCAAGCTAGAGCACAGAAGCTGGCTGTAGAAACTCAGCTTATGCCTCAAGAGTTAGAGATTGATGTTCTCAACGCAGTTACTAAAAACATCAAAGAAGGAGACGCTGACGACAAAGAGTTTGACAGACGACTAAAAATTGCAGACAGATACCTCAAAGAATTAGAGATACAGGGCAAAACTCCAAATGCTAATGACACAAACCGAAATGAACAGCCTGCTCAAGCAGATCAACGGAGCGTTCAAAGACCTCAAGGATCAATTAGAGATCTTACAATGCCGAATGGACAAGCTGGAGGACGTGGCTAATGCCCAAGAAAAAAGACCCAAAGCTGGAGCGAGCAGGAGTAAGCGGGTACAACAAGCCGAAGCGGACTCCTAATCACCCAACCAAAAAGTACGTGGTGGTAGCCAAGGAAGGCGACAAGACTAAAACAATCAGGTTTGGTGACGCTAAGATGAAAATCAAAAAAGATCAACCAGCACGGCGTAAGTCATTTAGAGCTAGGCACAAGTGTGATACAAGTCCGCCTAGTAAACTCACCGCAAGATACTGGTCTTGCAAAAACTGGTAAACGCTATGAAAGTCTCAGCACCAAAAGGTTACCACTGGATGAAAAGCGGTAACAGCTACAAGTTAATGAAGGATCCTGCAGGCGGCTATAAGCCCCACAAGGGTGCGTCTAAGTCTGCAAACTTTGAAGTTCAAAAAGCCCACAAAAAATAAGGAGAATAACTATGCCGTATCATAAGCCACCGAAAAAGAAAAAAGTAAAAAAGCCTAAGGGTTACTAAAAATGCCGATGAAAAACTACAGCCCGAAACAAAGAAAGCTCGCTAGAGTAGCCAAGCCTAGAAACAAAATTACAGGCGCTGATCTTAGAAAGGTACGTAAAAATGCCACGCGCAAAAAGTAAACCTAAAGCAAAGAAAAAGAAAAGCACTATACCCTCTAATGTAAAGAACAAAGCTCTTTACGCTAGGGTTAAGGCTGCAGCTAAGAAAAAGTTTGACGTGTACCCTAGTGCCTACGCCAATGCTTGGTTAGTCAGGGAATACAAAAAACGTGGTGGAACTTATGCCTAAGACCAAAGGCGGTTTAACTAAATGGTTTAAAGAAGATTGGGTTGACATAAAGACCGGAAAGAAGTGTGGTCGTAAAAAAGCCAAGGGGTCTAAACGTCCTTACCCAGCCTGTAGGCCAAAAGCGGTAGCCGCCAAGATGACTAAAGCAGAGAAAGAGGCGGCAAAGCGCAAGAAAAGAGGCCCAAAGGCAATTAAATACGCTGTCACTGCCTCAGGCAAAAGGAGAAAAACTACCAAAAAACGTAAATAATGCTTGACTTTTGATTTAATATATGATATAATATACAGTGTACTGTGGTACATTTTATTAATTAGAGATAACCTAAGAGGCCTCAAGTGGATCAAGAAACACAGCAATATTACGATAATTACTTCACCCTGTTTTCTACTGATGGTTGGAAACAGCTAATTGAAGAACTTAAACAGAATACTTTAGTGATTAACAGTGTAGAAGCTACTAAAGATGCTAATGACCTATATATGCGTAAAGGACAAATAAACGTCTTAGCATATATTTTAAATTTAGAGTCTACAACAAACGCTAATTACGACGAGCTTAACAAAGATAATGATTAAAGTATTTGATTTCCGTTGTACTAACGGACACGTTTTTGAAGCATTTGTAGAGCAAGGCGTCACAACCCAAAGGTGCGGATGCGGCGCTAACGCTACAAAAATCGTTTCGGCAACACCGTGCATACTCGATGGATCTACTGGTGACTTCCCCGGAAGACACATGAAGTGGGTACGAGAACACGAAGAAGCCGGGCGAAAAGGAAGGGAAGCTCGTGAGAGTCAATCCCAATAATAATCTCCATAACCTAGAAAGGCGGGGTAACTTTAGTGATGTCAAGAGCGACAATTATTGATGAGCGTCCAGAAGAGGAACTAGAAACAACAGACCAACTCGAAACACAGGACACCGTAGAGACTCCTCAAGAAGAGGAACAACCTGTACAAGAGCCTGAAGTTCCAGAAAAGTACCAAGGTAAGTCTGTCGAAGAACTCGTACAGATGCACCAAGAGCTTGAGAAGTTTTCAGGCAAACAGAGTACGGAAGTAGGCGAGTTACGTAAAGTTGTTGATAACTACATTCAGACAGAACTCAACACACAACCAGCACCTGAAGAACAGCAACATCAAGATGATACAGACTTTTTTATTGATCCTCAAACTGCTGTTAACAGAGCTATTGATAACCACCCAAAGATCAAAGAAGCAGAGGCTTACGCACAGCAAAGCCGTCAACAAGCTACTCTTTCACAACTCAAGGCTAAACACCCTGATATGGAAAGTATCTTGCAAGACAACAGTTTTGCTGAGTGGATCAAGGGATCAAGAGTTAGAACTAAGCTGTTTGTAGAAGCAGACCAAGGTTACGATTATGATTCTGCTGACGAACTTTTTACGCTTTGGAAAGAACGTAATCAAGTGGTTCAGCAGACGGCTCAAGCTGAAAAAGCAGCCCGTAAGAGTGCCGTAAAGTCCGCAACTACAGGCAACGCTCGTGGTACAGCAGAAGGATCTCGTAGGAAAGTCTATCGTCGTGCTGACATTATTAAACTTATGAAAAACGACCCAGAGCGTTACAACGCTTTGTCAGACGAAATCTTACAAGCGTACGCAGAGGGTCGAGTTCGATAGCCTTTTAAGGAGATAACTCATGGCTACAGCAACTTATCCCGGCGCGGCGGGTAATACCGCCCTAACAGAAGCAGCAACTTTTGTACCAGAAATCTGGTCAGACGAAATCATTGCTGCTTACCAAAAGAACCTGAAGATGGCTCCCCTTGTCAAGCGTCTCGCTATGACTGGCAAGAAGGGTGACGTTATTCATATTCCTAAGCCTACTCGCGGCGATGCCAATGCTAAAGCGGCTGATACTGCGGTAACTATCATTGCAAACACCGAATCAGAGCTTCAGGTGACGATTAACCGTCACTTTGAATACTCGCGTCTGATTGAGGACATCGTAGAGGTACAGGCTTTGTCATCTCTGCGTCAGTTCTACACTGAAGATGCTGGTTATGCTCTGGCTGTACAGGTCGATAATGATCTGCACGCAGCTGGTACTGGTTTTGGTGACGGCGGCGCTGTTGTATTTAGCCCCGCTGCTACTGACTACCAGCACACTGGTTGTTTCTTCAATGATGGCGGCACTACTACTCAGTACACCGACGATACTCTGGTAGCTGGTGACGATTTCACGGACGCATTCTTCCGTGACATGATCCAGAAGATGGATGATAACAACGTGCCGATGGAAGGCCGTAACCTGATCATCCCGCCTGCCACGCGCAATGCGATTATGGGTATCGACCGATACGTGTCTTCTGACTTCGTATCCGGTGGCACTGTCAACAACGGCCTGATCGGCAACCTGTACGGCGTAGACGTTTACGTTTCTGCTAACTGCCGAACAATCGAAGCTGCTGGTGATAACACTGCAGGAACTGTGGACACTCGTGCAGCACTGCTGTTCCACAGCGAAGCAGTTGTAATGGCAGAGCAGTTGGCTGTCCGTTCTCAGACTCAGTACAAGCAAGAGTACCTGTCTACTCTGTACACTGCTGACACCCTCTACGGTGTTCAGGTGTATCGTCCTGAAGCTGGTTTTGTTCTGGCAGTACCTTCTGCCTAATAGAGTACCGGGGGTCGCAATGGCCCCCTTTTCTTTTCTCTTGCTAGGAATGACCAATGGCTAATTACACCAAAACCACTGACTTTGCGGCCAAAGACACGCTTCCGGGCGGAGACACCAACAAGGTTGTTCGTGGCGCAGAGTTTGAAACAGAATTTGATGCTATATCGACTGCGATTGCTACAAAGACCGATACAGCAAGCCCGACGTTTACCGGCACAGTTACTATCCCGACCGCTGACATCAACGGCGGAAACATTGATGGGACAGTAATAGGCGCTTCTACAGCAGCCGCTGGTACGTTTTCTGACCTTACTGCAACAACAGCAGATATTAATGGCGGTACGGTAGATGGCGCTACGATTGGTGGCTCTACTGCTGGTGCAGGGACATTTACCAACCTTACTGCTAGTGGCACTGTCAACTTTAGCGGTGCAACTATCAGCAACCTTGGAACAATCACGACCGCCAACCTAGACGGCGGCACGGTGGACAACGCTGTTATTGGTGGCGCAACACCGGCTGCTGGTACGTTTACCGATCTAACTGCTAACACGTCTTTTACTTCAGGTAGCGTAGACATTAACGGTGGTGCTATTGATGGCACTGTTATTGGTGCTAGCTCTGCGGCAGCGGGTACATTTGCTGCGGTGGCTGGTACTACAGGTACATTTTCAGGTGCTGTTACAGGATCAAACCTAAACGTATCTAACTGGGATACAGCCTTTGGTTGGGGCAACCATGCCTCTGCTGGCTATTTAACCAGCGTAGGTTTTTCTGATATTGCCGCTGGTGCAGTTACACTTTCTAGCGAAACCTTTTCTGATGTAGACAACCAGATCCCCACGAACGCCGCTGTTATTGATTACGTAGCGGCTACTATTCCCTTGATTTCAGAGGTCAACGACCTAAGCACGGTTGTTACGTGGGCCACTGTGCCTGATGCGTTTATTAGCGCCTCTTCTGTAAACCAGCACGTTAGTGTTGAAAAGGCTACTCAGAGCAAGACGTACACGCTTGACGAAACGGCTACGCTTACGCTGTCCTCGTCTATTTCTTCTGGTGTGCCTGTTGTATCTGTAACCAAAGAAGTTCCACAAACAGGCGTGACTAACAACGCTTGGGACGCTGCGGCGGGTAGTTATACGTTAGAAGATAGTGCTTATGCGACTACGTTGGATTTTGCGGGTGATTTATCTTCTGCGAGCTTTGTTGATAGCTTTAGTATAGCAAGCCAAGAAACAAGTCCGAGAGGCTTGGCCTTTAGCACTGACGGCACTAAGATGTTTGTATTAGGGACATCTGGAGACGATGTCAACGAATACACATTATCTACAGGTTTTGACGTATCAACCGCCTCTTTTGTAGATAGCTTTTCTGTATCGTCTCAAGAAGATAATCCGTGGGGTTTAGCTTTTAATAGTGACGGCACTAAGATGTTTGTTACTGGGCTAACCGGAGTAGATGTTAATGAATATGATTTATCTACAGCGTTTGATGTAAGCACTGCGTCATACTCTCAAAACTTTTCAATATCCTCTGAGACATCAACGCCAAGAGGAATTACATTTAGTTCAAACGGTTCTAAAATGTTCATTGTTGATTACTCGTCAAGCGCAATAGACGAGTATGATTTATCAACTGGCTTTGATATTTCTACATCTTCTTATAGTCAAACCTTTTCAGTATCTTCGCAAGCAACAGAACCTCTTGACGTTTCTTTTAATTCTTCCGGAACTAAAATGTTTGTTGTTGGTCAAGTTAGCGACAGTGTGCATGAATACGCATTAAGCACTGGATTCGATATTAGCACTGCGTCTTTTGTTGAAAGCTTGTCTGTTGCATCAGAAGAAACCAGCCCATCTAGTTTAGCTTTTAATGCCGA